GGGTTGTAGTTGTTGTAGTAGATGTAGTTGTTGTAGGATTTTGACAAACTAATACCCACTCATACGCATCACTTATAGGAGATACAGGGTCAGCTGGGCCTGCTTCAACTAACATATACCTACCCGTTCCACTATTGAATGAGAATAAAATATTACCATCTGGGTCTACATTGTTACTTGCTCCCCAAGGACCTGCGTAAGTAGCGTATCCAACCCAACCAGAAGAAGTAACAAATCCAGCTGAATCATATAATGTAAATCTATTAGGTCTATCATAACCATAATAAAATAAAATATTACTTGATGAAACTGCATTACAAATAGATGCAGTTGGATATCCATAATAATTGGCTGGTGAATAAGTTCCATATTGATTTATACCACAATCAACACAAGCAGTTGTAGTAGTTGTTGTTGATGTAGAAGTACTCGTTGATGTTGTTGATGTAGAAGTACTCGTTGATGTTGTCGTTGTAGTTGGAGGACATGCTTGAGTTAAACAGTTACCTACTATACTAAGAGTTACATCTCCACTTACTACAAATATTTGTGCCAATCCTCCAATAACTTGAACACATTGATAAATGGTTGTAGCTCCCATAGAAACAAAATTAAATGTTACTCCATCACAATCATTATAGGTTATTTCACCACCACTTGCTCCAAAAATAACTTCATAACATCTACAAGGATTTACTACTGCTGTAGTCGTTGTTGTTGATGATGTAGTAGTACTTGTAGATGTAGTGCTTGTAGTTGTAGTAGATGTACGATTTATTATAGTATTTATTACATCATCTAATATAGGTCCTAATAATTGTATATTACACTCACCATTTTTTAGATTGTAATCATTTATAGCACGTAAGTGATAGTAATTACCTCTTAACTCAACTATATCATTTAATTCCATTTTGAAATAATCAGCTAATGGAATAATAGTAGATGCATTTAATAAACGTGTACGTGGGTTATATAGTAACTCAACATATTTTTCCCAATATTCTGAATATAAAGACTCAATAGGTGTTTCACCATATACAGCTTGCTCATTATAAAATAAAAGGGATTTAGAATCAGTTGTTGGAAATGAACCTGATACAACATTATAATTGTCAAAGTATGGAAATGCATTTTGTTCAAAAGCAGTTCCACCAAAAGCAGTTGACCCGCTTTCAATATACCATGTTTGACAATCTATCATTCCATTGTAAAATAATAATCTTGGTAATACCCTAGACGGATTATAAGTTTGGTCTGAAATATAAGTTGGTATGTATATTGGTATTATTTGGCTCATAATCTATTTTAACAAAGTACTCCAGTACCATTTCCTATTTCACCTGTCGTTTCATCTAAATTAAATGCTTCACTTGTTAATGGATTTACTACATATTTGTAACCAGTAACTGCAGTATTACCATAAGGGTCTAAATAAATAAAGCTATTAGGTAAAATAGTACCTGTAAGTGTATATCCAGCAAATTCTAAATATTCATCACATATATTACCAAATCCCGTACCAGTTAAGAATTTAGTAAATTGACTTACTAATTTGTATGGTTCATTTGGATTTAAACCTTCAATAGAACCTGATAAGCCTGTTCCAGCTATTCTAATTAATGGAGTTGATGCTAATGTTGTTTTAACTTCAAATTTACCTTGTGAAAAGAAGTTTTGTGTATCCGTATAATATTGTTTACCAAACTCTCTATTAGCTGCTTTACTAAATTGTTGAGATATATAATCAGTATCTAGCGTATCACCAAAGTTTAATTCGTTTACTGCTAAGTTATTAGCTGGAATTACTTCTATCTTTTCATCTAAGTTTATGTATCTATTAAAATCTTTTATTTCTCCACTCTTATACCAATTGTTAAATGTTTCAACTATGAATTCATTTTTTCTTGTCTTAGATGGATATATTACTAAGTTAAACTTCTTTTGAATTCCTTTAAGGAAATCTATTTGTTTTATACCATTAGTACCAAACGGCATATTAGATGGAATATCCATTATCCTACCATCTGCAGCTTGTTTTACTTCTGTTATTTGTAAAAATGATTTAGTTGTTCCCTTTGGGTCTAGTGTTACAGTTGGTGCAGTATCTACTGATGAATTAGGTCTTTGCTTTATTTGAAAATAATAATTACCAGCAGGTATATCATCTAATAAAAATTCAGTTGCTAATTCATATGTTGTATCAATCCCACCATTCCTACTATTTTGCAATTGGTCAAAGAAAAATATATAAGATTGTATTGCACGAAGTGAATAAGGTGTAGAACTACCCGTTTCTATCATTCGTATTTGCCATGTTCCATTTGCAGATAAAGTACCTGGCATATTATTTACAGGACAATTTACATTTATGTTTATGTTTAATTTACCTGATAGATTAGTTCTTTCTTTAACTTCGTATGCACCTTTATTATAAAAGTTTTGAGGGTCTGATAATACGTTGTACCAAGGTAATGTAGTAAATGTATCAGCAACAAGCACTTTATCGGTCATCCCACTACCAGATATTGCACCTACTTTTATTTTACCATAAGTTTCTAAATCAATACCTGCAAATTCAGGATACTTTAATGAGTTATTACATACTAAATACACATCATTTAAAAATGGCTCATTCATAAACGAACCTGTGTATGTGTATCCAGCTGAATCAAATATGGCATCCCATACTGTTTTCATACGAATTGCCGGCTTAAAGTTTTGTACACATAATGCACCATTCTCATCATCCATACCAAATAATTCGTTTTGGCCTGATGTGAATTGATAACCACTGCCATAATCAGCTAAAGGATAAACTATATTACCATTGAATAAGTTACCACCCCAACTTGCTGAAATATTATTATAAGAAGCTGTGTGGTTGTATATGTTTAAGTTTGTTAAATCAGTTAAAAAAGCTTTATTAATTTGAATACCAAATGAAGATAATGCACCATATACTGATACTTCGTATGAATCAATAAATTTGTTTGCGTACACATTAACCTTATTAAGTTGTAGATATCCCTGTGCTAAATACAAACCATCAAAATCCAAATAACATGGAACTTTAATATTTGTTGAAAATGTATCAGGATTAAGTACACTAATATCGTATACGTGTTCAAAGAAAGCATTATTCTTTTTACTTCCAGGTAATTGTATTTGACGTGTAAAGTCAGTTGGTAATACACCTAAATCAAATAGACCTGTTACATTATCTGATAATTTTATTTCTTCGTCTGCAAATAGGTCTAATATTTCTCCATTTGCCACTAATTTAAAAATAAAACCTTGCGTACTAGTTTGTCCCATTATATTATAAGTTTATAACTTTGTCCCCAATCAAAATCAAATTGGTATTGAATTAATTTATCATTTACTCCAGTTTTAAATACGATGTTATTTGTTGTAATTGTAATAGGTCTTACAATTTCAGTTGTAACAACGCCTGCTGCGAATCCATTATCAAATCCAGCATTGAATCCTTCACCAATTATACCTTGGTCATAAATCCAATATATTTCATCAGAAACCAATAATTGTTTTAATATATCATTATAATCTTCTGTAAGATAAGGTGAGTTTACACTTAAAGTTTGTTTTGAATCTGTAAGATAGTTTAAGTTTGAGCTATCATAGTTTTCATAACTCAATGATGTACCTTGCCATGAGCCTAGTTGTGGCTGATATGTACGTTTAGTAGATGAGAAACTTTGACGATTAACTAAATAAAAATTAAAGTAATCAAATTGTCCATATCTATTTTTCCATTTAATTCTAATGTTTGGATATTTTTGGATACAATCTTTTTCAAATCTTATAGAATCACCCAATGCAGTTGAACCAGAAAATGGTTGTACACTAAAGAAATCTTGCATTGGATTAAGGGGAAAATCATCACAAGCAGTTCCAATAGGAAAATAGTTTATTTGATTTGAAGATGATGCATTACCACTAATTGCGTAGTTTGCATTACCTAATGAACCTGAATAAACTAACTTTGTAATTATTGGATTACCTATATCACCACAATAAGCACTCATCCAACCTAATGTATTATCTAAGAAAGATTGTGTTACCGGTCCATCACTCATTATCGGCCAGAAAGCTGATTTAGATACGATTTGTTGGTTGATAGGTTCTTGAAATAGTGCGTATCCATCCAATGCTTTATATGTTCCACTAGGAACTTTAGAGGATGATACAATTACGTTTGAAGCGTTTCTATATTGCCAATAGAAATCAGCTTTATAATAGGTTACGTTGGAATTATTTGCAAATGATAAATCAGTAAGGGTTGAGTTAATTATTCTACTAAAATCAAACATCCCTACCAAACTGGTATTAGGATACTTTGTTAATGTGTAATCTCCAACCGAACCTGATTGATTAGGTGCACCATTCCAATAGTACAAATCTGCAAAGTATTGAAATGAGGAACTATAAACAACATTTGTATTTTCAAACACCGTAAAGACCATTGGGGATTGTGCCAATGATGCTGAAGCTGCGAATTGAGTTATGCTAAGTGACATAATGAAATCTTTATTCTTTATTATTTAACCAACGAAAACGGATTTGTATTTGATGCTACCTAGCTTTAGCTCTTTCAGCACTCAAACTACGGAAAGCTCTATCTAAACCTATCTTTATTACAGGTAAGAAATCCTTTTCCATATATCCATTAACATACGCATCTATTGTTTTCTTTAATAATGGGTCTTGTGATGCTTTCTCAGCGAATGGTCTTGGTCTACCAGCACCAACGCCTGTTCCATTACCCCACTCTACCCACTTACCATAAGTTGCTCCCGGAGGTGCAAATTGTAAAGATACATTAAATGTTTTTTGTGGTATTTTTAATTTAGTTGAACTTCTAGCCTCTTTTGAAGTAATCATTCGGCTAGGTGTATTGTAAGACCCAATCCTATTATAGAGGTTACCTGTTTTGTAAGCAGGTTTCCAATTCCCACTCACCATATAGAGTTGAGCTAGAGATGTGAATGTTTTGGCTACTTGTTCTAATTCTTTCATTACTCACCTAATAAATTATATAAACATCTTGGTCTATCGTTATGAGTAGTAAGGTCAAAGGTTGCTACCCAGCCACCCAATCCGTTGTCAAATTTATCCTTAAATGCTTCACAGCTTATCGTACCATCAATATCAAAATTGGAGGTGGCATATTGAGTGTATGATACCAAGTCATTGATTATAGATAGGGTATTAGCATGTATATCAACTGTGTCATCCGTACCATAATAAGGTATCGTTTGTTTGTTATACACTCCAGTTGATTCGTTGTTCTTTAATTTAATCTTATCAGCAATTGTAAGCTGACAAGTATATACAGTTTGAGAGCCATCAAATACTGCATTAGTAATTAGAATATTACCTAATGGGTATGCTGGAAATTCGTTATCATCTATTTCAAAGATATCACCTTGCGTTGCACTTTCAATAGCAGGATGATTACTCATTATTGTTTTGAAATAATCCAAAACATTATAGTACAACGAATAGTTAGTACCGGTATTATTTATTACATTTAATCCGCTCATATTATTATAATTGGATACCGCCGAAGTATTGATTAGTAAAATCAGGATATACCTGAGTTAAGTTACCAACACTTTCAAGGTATTGTGGTATTTGGTTAGAGTATGCTACTAAATAGTTTTGCAATCTAGTTGCATAGAAATCAGCAGAGTTCATACACTTTTGTAATAGGTAATCAATCTCATTCTTACCCGGTGAAACGGACTGTTCTGATTGATGCTTAACTGCACCTTCACTTTTGAATTGAACTGAACTAAATGGTACATACTCAACGCATGAGTACCAAATAAGAGTTGGTTTAATATGGTCATTGATTAGGTCTTGGTAAAACACCGATAGTGTATTAACTGTCCCAGCCTCAATATGTGCTTGTAGATAATAAAACAATACCGTACCCAATAGGTTTAGCATGTATTTATCTTGCGCTGTTCTCACAAATGGTAACAGTCTATCTGCATCAATTGCACCCTGTAAAGGTGAATTCTTAATAATATCGTTTCTGCTTACAAATAGTGCGTAGCTCATTTCTTATAATTTATATGTTTCAAAGTTTTTAGAGAAGTTTGGATTACTTGTTGAATAATCACCAAATGCTTCTTGCTCTATATTAGTATCAACCGCTCCCTCATCTTCAATAGTTGAAGGATTTTCCATTTGTCTATCAGTTTCTTCAGCTACTTCATCTACTGTTTGTCCTGTTTCTTCTGCTTGTTGTGATAAGATAGCCAATGGTGTTAATTGTTCAAAGTACAATTCAGTATCATCATATCCACCTTCAGATAATGCAGTAGTTAAGAAATTAATTACTAAGTTTTGGAATGGATTGATTGTCATTGTTTGTAAGATAGAGAATGCTGTTTTCATTTCCTCTGATTGAGATGAGAATCCATTAGCAACAGTACGAATACCAAATAGTAATGGAGAGGTTACTCTATGTCCAACTAAGATTCTATCCTGTGCGTATTCAGCAACGTATTTGTATTTGTCGTGTAGGTTATCTATGTTGATTGTTTCTAAGGTAGGTCTTCTTTCAGCATCATCGTTAAATGAAATCATAAATCTACCAGCGTTTCTAGTGCCTGTAAACTTCTGCTCAATCATTGATTCTATTACTTGTCTTTCTTCAGGAGCTGGAATACCATTGTTCATATTAACCATTACCAACGGCATAAACCCATTCTCAATATTGTTTAAGTGAAGATTACTTAATTCAGCTTCAACAAATGCAAATTGTAAACCGGGCATCCAATCAGGTAAACTATAATAGTATTTACCAGGTGTATAGTTTTTAATGTAAAGTAACTCCATCTTTTCATTAGATGTTCCAAAAGCAGGTATTTTCTTTTTAGCTCTTTGTGCTTTTTGGTCACTCCAATCAGTACAATAGTAATAGTTTTCCACTTTAGGATTATCATATATCTTTTCAGCACGAATTGTTTGAATTGGAGTATGATAAAATTTAACTACTTTAG